TCCCCCTGAAGGAGCACCTCAGCAGCCTCAAGAGCTTGGAGCTACAGGTACTGGCGGTGGCAACATCGGAACTGGAGCTGTACCGCAGTCAGGGGAGGCTGAGTTCTCTGGCTAAGTTAGAGAATTTAAAAGACAGCGTTAAAGAAGCAATGGAGAGAAAAGATGCCTAAAAGTATGTTAAGCAGAGAGAAAAAAGCTATTGGTGGACAATTAGCTTCAAAACTAATTAAAGTTCTCAAACCTGCACAGAAAAAAAAGTTACTTGATGTTGCTGAAGAACTAGAGTTTGTAGACAGTCCTGAAGGACGTACTGCTGCACAGTTTAAACAAGATTTTAAAGATTTTGCAGAAGAAAAAACACCGTTAATGGAACAGTTATCTAAAGACTATGATCCAGAAACAGAAATGTTGGATATGGTTGATGATTACTTTATGGGTCTAAAACAAAGTAATAATGGAGAAGTTATAAAAAGTTTTAAACCTTTAGAACGTCTTGAACAAAAATCAAAAAGTACTACAGCCCCTGTTAAAAAAATAAGTCCTGTTAACGCAGCTCAAAACCTTGAATCCTTTGATGGCGTTGATGACATTGAAAATTATATGGATTCTTTAAGCACTAAAGATTTAGAAAAATTTAAAGACTCATTATCAGAAGATGACTTTGCAGCTCTTGAATCTTTTTTACCTAGGTCTACTTTAAATCGCAGAGAGCAAAAATCATTGGGTGGTAAATTAGCAAAGCCTCTTCTAAAAAGGGTGGCTAAATTTTTTCCTGATGCAGAAGAAAAAGAAATTAAAACTACGCTAAAAAAAATAAATACTGAACTAGAAGCTGCTTCACAAACAATGAAAAAAGAAGATGCTATTATAAAAGTAGCAGAAGATAATGGTGTAACTCCCGGCGCAGTTAGAGATATGGCAAAAGTAGAAGCTAGAAAACGCGGTGGAGGTAAAAGCGACAATACTTTAGAACGAATTGTACAAATAGGAAGAGCAGCTTTTACAAAACCTACTGCTGGTCAATCCCTTTTAGAGGGGGTTGGCGATCAAACTAGAGCGGCTAATGTTTTAGCAGGAAAAACTGCTTTAGTTGGTACAGGTGTAGGCTCTTTATTAGGGGCTGGTGCTATGAAAGCTTGGGATTCTCAAAACGACTCCGCACCCACAAAAAAAGAATCTACAGCTTTTGAAAAAGCTTTTAGTAAAGCTCATAACGCAGGTAAAAAAACTTTTAAGTTTGAAGGTAAAGAATACACTACTGACGTTAGAAAAGGAAAAGCAGAAGGCGGTGAAATATCTGACGAAGATAGCTTTCGTATGATGTATAACTCATATAAACAAGAAATGGAAGCGGCTGAGTCACCTGAACAACAAGAACGTATTCAGCAAAACTTTCAAAAACAGACACAAAACGTAGATCAAGAAGTAAAAATGTCTGTGTTTAAAGAACAGGACAGGACTATGAAAGCTGAAGGCGGTTCACTGCTTGTACCCCCTGAAATGGGTATGGAAGAAGAAATGCCTGTAGATACTTTTACACCTGAAGAACAAGCAATGGCAGAAGAGTCACAGGTTCCAGACGATCAAATGGAAGATGACTACATGGGCTTTGTGCTTGATGAGTCTTTAGACGAAACAGAACAACAATATTTAATGGGAGCTTTGGAATCAGATTCAAGGCTTAGTGAAATCTTTGATAAAGTCATTATGACTGCATCAGAGTTTTCGGGAGCTGGAGAAGTTGAAGGCCCCGGAACAGGTGTATCAGATTCTATTCCTGCGCGATTGAGCGATGGAGAGTTTGTAATCACCGAAGAAGCCACCAGTGAAATCGGAGCAGACAACCTTCAAACAATGATGGATGATGCAGAACGAAAAGCTAGTGGAGGTAAAGTCGGATACGCAGAAGGCGGTTTATTAAGTAATCCTTATGGGATGCCTAATAAACAAATGGAAGAAGAGGAAAACCGCATAGAGCAATCTATGTTGGGTGCTAATCAAATGCCAAGCCTAATGGGAGGAAGACGCTAAAAACAACAATAGTACGGCTACCTTGTATTAACAAGCCCCAGATTTTAAAGACGTTTTAAATTGGCTACCTTGCAAGAAAACAAGCCCCGTAGAAAAGGAGAGTATTATGTCCGAACAGGCATACGAAGAGGAAGAAGTCGCAAACCCGTATAATGCACGTAAACCTTGGCACACACAAGATCGCAAACAATCTTTAAATGCTGCTGAAAGTTTGTATTACCCGGAAGATGAAGACGAAGAACCTCAACAGAAAAAGGCTACCCGCAAAAAGGCCCCTTCTTCTGAGGATGAACCCAATACTAATTATAAAAAACGCTATGATGATTTAAAGAAACATTACGATCAGAAGCTTTCTGAATTTAAACGTAAAGAGCAAGAACTATTGGATCAAGCTAGAGTAGCTGAACCCCAATACCAAGCTCCTAAGTCTCAAGAGGACTTAGATCGTTTTAGGCAAGAGTATCCTGATCTATATGATACGGTAGAAACTGTAGCTCACATGAGGAGCCAGCAAGAAGTAGAAGCATTGCGATCTAAGCTTTCTGTTATTGAACAGCGGGAAGCAGAAATTGCAGCGCGAGAAGCTGAGACGGCTTTACAGGAACGTCATCCTGACTTTGATCAAATCAGAGGAGATGATGGGTTCCATGAATGGGCGCAGGAACAACCGGATCAAATACAAGATTGGATTTATAACAATCCAAACAATGTTACTTTAGCTGTTAAAGCGTTAGACCTTTATAAGTTAGAAACTGGGAAAGGACAGAATACTCAAAAAAGACGTTCAAATCGTAAGCAGCCACAAAGTTCTGCTGCTGATATGGTATCTACTAAAACAACCAATATAGATGCTAAGGAAGCTAAGATTTGGACAGAAAGTGAAATTGCGAAAATGTCCCTCGACCAATTTGATAGACACGAAGAAGAAATCAATATTGCGATGATTGAGGGAAGGGTTCGTAGAGGATAATCTTTTCTACTTAGGAGTAATATAATATGGCTTTTAACCAATCAGACGCTCTATTTGAGCAAGGTACAGACACTAACGGTAACTTTGGTAATTCAGTAGCAGGTCAAACGAACTCGTTTTTCCTACCCAAAGTATATTCCAAACAGGTACTCAACTTCTTTCGGAAGTCTTCAGTAGCGGAAGCTATTACGAACACCGATTATGCTGGTGAGATTTCTGGTTATGGTGACACTGTACGAATCATCAAGGAACCTGTCATCACTGTTTACCAGTATGAGCGTGGCGCAGATATAACTAAAACAGCTTTGACTGACCAAGAAGTTAGTCTTGTTGTTGACACTGCTAACGCATTCAAGTTCATCGTTGATGATATTGAAACTAACATGTCGCATGTAAACTTCCGCGATGTAGCAACCTCTTCAGCAGCTTACGCTTTGCGTGATGCTTTTGACGCAGGTGTAATTGCTACGATGTTCGCTGGCGTTTCTGCTGCAACCCCTAACCACATCCTTGGTTCTGACAATGCAACTGACCTTGCTGCTGGTACTTTTGACGGTACTGGTAACTTGGACATTGGCTTTGGCTCATCTGAGCACGATCCTATTGACGTTCTTTCTCGTATGGCCCGTCTTCTTGACGAGCAAAACATCCCTGAAGAAGGTCGTTGGTTCTTGGCTTCACCTGAGTTTTACGAAATTCTCGTACAAAGCTCATCTAAGCTTTTGTCAGTAGACTACAACGCCGGTCAAGGCTCCATCCGTAATGGTTTGGTAAGCTCTGGCAAGCTGCGTGGCTTTGACATGTATAAGACTAACAACATTGCTGCAACGTCTAACGCTGCTGGTCAATGTCTTGCTGGTCACATGTCTGCTACTGCTACGGCTCAGACCATTACTAGCACTGAAGTCATTCGTGACCCAGATAGCTTTGGCGACATTGTACGTGGTCTTCACGTATATGGTGCTAAGGTACTGCGGCCAGATGCTATGGTTTCAGCGTTTTATGGTATCGACTAAACTGAACGGGGGCCGTAAAAAGCCCCCAATCTTTTTACACAGGATTTATGTATGCCACAAATAGGAAGTAAAGATAAGCCAGTAATGTTTAGGAAAGCGATTGTTTCTCAAGAAAGTCGTTTTCGTAAGGGTTTTGACAAAGATAAATATCAAAGCAACTATGATCGTATCTTTGGTAATAAAAATGAATTAGAAATAGCTAGAGAGACTTCTAAAACTTTTAGCATGGAGCAAGAATAATGAAAGATAAATATATGCGTGGCGGTTATATGGGTGGAAGCATGGTAGATCAAATGCAAGGCCAGATGAAAAAGAAAATGACCGAACCTCGTGGTGGCTATGCTCATGGTGGTAAAGCTATGGGCGGTAAAGCTGATATTGCTGCTATGGAAAAAGCTTGTAGCGCAATGGCCGGTAAGAATAAAAGCGTAACTTACTAATGAAAGTAGACGCTCCTAAAGGTTATCATTGGATGAAGGTTGGTAAAATTCAAAAGCTAATGAAAGATCCTAAAGAAGGGTTTAAGCCTCATAAAGGTGCAAGCAAAAAAGCTAACTTCACAATTCAAAAGGCACACTAATAATGGCAACATTTCTTACGTTAACAAATGAGCTACTGCGAGAGCTAAATGAGGTTGCTTTAACTTCAGCTACTTTTGCAAATGCTATCGGTGTTCAGCAACACGCTAAAGACTGTATTAACAGAAGCTATTTAGACATTGTTAACGAAGAACCTCAGTGGCCTTTTTTAGCTACTGATGAAAGCGGTGCTACAGATCACATGTACGGAAATGCGTATGTAGAAACAGTAGCTGGTACTCGTTGGTACGAGTTAAAACCTTCTTCTAGCAGCGTGACAACTGATTATGGTTACATTGATTGGGATAATTTCCTATTAACAACTGTTGATGTGTCTGGAGAAACAGCGCCGCATACTATTCGTAACCTCAAGTACACAACTACTGAAGAGTGGAAAGACTTCTTTAGAGTCTCGCAGAACAAAGACGCTTCAGACACCCAACAGTATGGTGTTCCTTCTCGCGTAATACGCAGCCCAGACAGTCGTAAGTTTGGTCTAAGCGCCATACCTGACAAAGTATATCGTATTTGGTTCTATGCTTACGACCTTCCTACAGAGCTTGATGCTTTTGGAGATGCTATTGTATTTGCAGACACTTACAAGCCTGTGCTGTTAGCAAGGGCTAGATACTACATGCACCAGTTTAAAGAAAACTCACAAGCTGCTGCATTTGCACTAGACGATTATAAGCGTGGTTTAAAACTTATGCGCCTTCATCTTATGGAACCAGCTCCCGGTTATTTCAAAGATGACAGAATGAGATTTGTGTAATGTCTCAGCCTTGGGGATATTCTTGTAGAGGCGGTTTAAACGTCAACCTAAACCAGCTTGAAATGCTTCAGCAGCCGGGACAAGCCACAAGACTTCGTAACTTTGAAGTAGATCCTGATGGCGGCTACAGGCGCATTGATGGCTTTACACCCTTTGGTGACACAAAACCAAATGGTAGTGAAGCAGTATTAGGCATGGCTGTTTACGCTGATGGCGTTATTGTATGTTCAGGCACTGGTATATTCTTCAGTGTTGATGGTGAAGAAACATGGATGCAAATAAACAAGGCTTCTGTTCATAGTAGCGGTGATGACTACGGAACTTTTAACAGCCGTGCAAATGCCGATAGAACAAATCAGGGACGCTGTACTTTTGCAATCTATGAAGGTACTTCAGATTACGGGCAAATTGTAATCTGTGACGGGGTCAATGAGCCATTTTTATTTCAAATGACAGGAACAGCGGGTTTAAGCTCTAGAACCTTTTTTGCTAAAGAAATTACTGTAAGTAGCACTGTAGGCCCTGCAATAGCAGTTATACACGATAAACACCTTGTGGTTGCTGGTGATGCGTCATCTAAAAATACTGTGTACTATAGTGGTACAAATGATATAGATAGCTTTAGTAGTACAGGATCAGGCAGTGTAGTAATTTCTGATGCTGTTGTAGGACTAGCAAGCTTTCGTGGTGATTTAATTATTTTCTGTAAAAACAGTATTCACAAGCTTTCTAACATTAACGATGCTGCT